CCTCTATTTCTGCACCGCGCCCAACACCTGGAAGCGGTCAGCCTGGAGCAGTTTCTAGCCGGCGATCACCGTCGCAAGTCACTCACGATCCGCCGCCGGAAATGCTCACAGGCCGCACGCGTGAACCCACTGCGCCTTATGGTTCAGGTCTCGACGGTCGGAGTGCGTTGGATAGTCATGATCGTAGAGTAAATCGATTGGTTGTGAGCGTGGTGTTCCGGGCAGCAATGTCACTTGCAGAGAGGCGACTGATTTTGGCGTTGACGCTGGGCGCATCGCATCGACCACCTGTTCGAGCGTATAGGTCTCGACGTAATCCTCGTCAGGCGATACGGTCGAAAAAATGCTCGGCCATGTGCCATCGTAAAAAGCAATTAAATCGTTTATCTCATTGCCTGTTCCTAAGTCCCTTAACAGTCTCTGTATAGTAATCTGATCGACATTTACGTCCCCCGATCCGACGCCGAAATATCTCCATCTTGGGGTATTTGGGGACGAAGTCCAGCCTATGCTTGAAAAGATGGTCGTCTTTCCCGGGAATACCGGGTCCGGACAGGGGTATGTCTGCAAGCTGCTTTTCCACCATTTTAAGTGCCCCATCTCATGGGCTAAAGCAGCCAGCAACCCCAGATTTGGCGAGTCGGGATTTGCCTGTACGGAAATCGGTGATGCCGCGCCGCTGGGATTGAGTCCATTAGCGATAAGCAGATCTGTTACGAGCTGCGTGGCGAATGCGCCATAGGTCGAATAGGTCGGCGCGCCGTTAGTCCACAATGAGGCGGACAACGCGATATAAGTATTACCTGTCGGGTTCGTTGAAAGCTGATCGATGAAGCCCCATGAGCAGGGCGACGAGCCTGTACATGAATCCGTATCGATGAAAGTATTCGTCAGGCTGTCGAGTGCAGCTTTAAACGATGGAGCGGCCAAATTATAGACATTAGTCATACTGGTACAATACGGATCGAGCACGGGTGAAGTACCCGCCGGGAGAACCTTGTTCGGGCCCGGGACGGGATTATAGTTTGAGAGCATGCGCAGATTACGCAAAAACGGGCTGGGGTTTGTGGAAACACCGCACTGTGCGCCGGTGCTTACCCAGGCTGCTGCGATGGGTGGAGGAGGAGCCTGAACCGTAGAACAGGCAAAAATTGCCGACACTACGGTTGCAACACCAATAAGCATTACCGTGCGGGTGATGATGCTTCTCTTGCGGAGAAGACCGACGGTGGCGCTGATAAGCAACGTTTTAGGGGCGAACGGGAGTCTCATTGAAAGTACTCCTCTACCGACACCGAAAATGCATGTTGCGCATGTCGGCGGATTCGCGCAATAGGCGAATTTAACCACTCAGTTGGAAGCAGGTCGGTAGAGCAAGCCGTTAACAAACCAAGCTCTTTTGCGCATTTCCCGCGTGCTCGTTCCTGCGTTCGCGGGAATGATGACAAAACCTCAATCGAACGAGTGTTCAATGCCCGAAGTCGATCCTCGCCTCGGCGGCTCGAAGACCAGCCTCAGCGCGTCCTACACCTGGGGCCCGCTGGTGAGTCAGCGGGGTCTCGAAACGCGGTTCCGCGATGTCTACCAGCCCGGCCAAGGCATTTTCTCGCCCGGCTATCCGCTGGCGCCGCTCGAACCCGAGCGGGTGCGGGTGTGGGACTACCCGGTCGGCGTCAACACGATCTACACGCCGCGCTCGTACGAGGCGATCTCGTTCGAGGAATTGCGCCGGCTGGCCGAGGCGCACGATATCACCCGGCTCGCGATCGAGACGCGCAAGGACCAGCTCGAACGGCTCGACTGGACGATCCGAGCGCGGAGCGACAAGCCGGCGCGGCCGGATGCCGGCACACGCCTTGCGGCCGTCGCCGAGTTCTGGCGCCGGCCCTATGGCGACCGGCCATTCGCGACCTGGCTGCGCGAGCTGATAGAAGATTTGCTGGTGCTCGACGCGCCGGTGCTCGAAGTGCGGCGCAATCGAGGCGGTGCGCTGATCGGCCTCGACATCGTCGATGGCGCGACAATCAAGATCCTGGTCGACGAGACCGGCCGCCGCCCACGCCCGCCGGCGCCGGCCTACGAGCAGGTCATCAAGGGCCGGCCGTGGAAGTTGCTGACCGCCGACGAGCTGCTCTATTTGCCGCGCAACCCGCGCCCGCACAAGGCCTACGGCTTCGGCCCGGTCGAGCAGATTGTGATGACCGTCAACATCGCCTTGCGCCGTCAGGTCATGCAATTGCTGCACTTCACCGACGGCAATGTCCCGCCCGGCCTGCTCAATGCGCCGGACGGCTGGAATGTCGAGCAGATCAGCCAGTTTCAGGAATGGTTCGACAGCGTGCTTGCCGGCAATACCGGCTCGCGCTCGCGGCTGATCTGGGGTCCCTCAGGCGCCAAGTACCAGGCGTTCAAGGAAGCGCCCTACAAGGACGATTTCGACGAATGGCTGGCGCGCATCGTCTGCTACGCGTTTTCGCTGCCGCCGACCGCGTTTACCCGTCAGCTCAACCGCGCGACGGCCGAGACCTCGCAGGATACCTCCGCCACGGAGGGCCTCGCACCGCTGATGCTGTGGGTCAAGCGCCTCGTCGATCACGTGATCCAGGATTTGATGGGCGAGGCCGACCTCGAATTCGCCTGGGGCGATCTGCGTCCGACTGACCCCGCCGAGCAAGCCAAGATCATCGACATCTATGTCCGCGACGGCATCTACGCGGTCAATGAGGCCCGCAATCTACTGGGCCTCGATCCTGTCCCCGGCGGCGATCTGCCGATGATCTACGGCACCCAAGGCGGGGTGCCTCTTGGAGCTGCGAATGGGACCAAGATTGCGCGCGCCGCTGCGCTGCGAAAACACAACCCCGATGAGCCGCGTGTCCCTGCGGGCAGTCCAGATGGCGGCCAATGGACAAACGACGGTGGCGCCGGTCCGCCAGGTACGGTAGCGCCCGACAAAAGTAGCAACGCCTCTACGCCAACGAACCAGTCGAGCGGTGGTAATGCTCCGACAACTGTTGCGGAGCTGACAATTCCCTGGGGTTCGTCAATCGACGCACCCGCAGAGGTACAGCCGTGGCCATCCGAAACCACGCCTACACCATTTGACTTTCCGGGAGCGGAGCGTCGGCCACCGCCGTCGCTACCAACAAATCCCTTCCCGCGCGATCCCGAATGTGCAGAAGAGTGGGCCCACGCGTACGATTATTGCGAAAGAATGAGAGACGAAGGAAAGTTTCAGCCGGGATATCCTGGTCCCGGTAAGGATATGCGCAGCTGCCTCCTTGGCCAGGTTTCAGAGCGCTGCGGTGGCAATATTGTCTGATAAAGGACAAGGTGAATGCATGGGCAATGAGGCCACCCACGACGAAATTGATCGTCAGTTTCATCTGCTGCGGACCGACCCCGAAAAATTCCTGCAGCTGACGAATGCACTCGTCGACCAGCATCCGAACGATGCGCACGCGTATTTTGTGCGGCACCAAGCCTGGAAGCGGCTTGGGCAACCGGATCTAGCCTTGGCCGATGTCGATAGGTCTCTGGCCCTCAAAGATCGGTACAACGTACACGAAGCGCGCGGCCTCATTCTTCATGGTCTCGGGCGCTATCCGGAAGCCATCGCCGCGTACGATCGTGCCGAACAAATGGAGCCGACGCAGTGGCAAGGCGGTTTCGGCCCGCTGTTTCGCGCCGATTGTTACGCTCGGCTCGGTGATGAGGCGGCGGCCCTGGCCGATTGCGACACGATGCCCGACGATCACTGGACGCCTGGCCTTTTTGGCGCACCGGCAGGGACCAAGCAGGATGTCGCGGCCGAGCTCCGTAGCCGCGCAGCCGCCGCTCGTCGAAAAGGCTAATTTTCCCTAGGGTTCGAGGGACTGATGGAAAAAACCTTGGCAGCGCAGGTAATCAACTCAGTGCTTCAACTCAGCGAGCAACTGAATGGCATTGACGAGCAGCTGCAAGCCCTTCTGGAAGGCGCCGAACGAGAGGCACTCCTAAGAGCGCTGGGGTCGTTGAACTGGACTCTGGCTTGATCTGCCCGCTCGTACGGCAGTATCCCGATCTCGATCCCGATCGATGACCATGGATCGCGAAGCCGCGCTTCGAAGCCTTTACACAGGTGACATCTTCCACGCTCGGAGCAACAACGGCGCGAGCATCATCTACCTGGTGACGGCCATCGATGACGCAACCATTTATGCGCGGCGGATACACACTCAGGACGATGTTCAGTTTGACCGAAAGACCGGCTTCGAGTCGGGGAAGGACCACACCAAAATCGATTGTGCCGCCCAACTCCCGCCGGACATCCACGACATCTTCGTGAGATTTGATCGGAGATACCAAGATGCCCACACGCGGCTCCGCCAGGGTATCGAAGTGGACTTCAAAGAGGCTAGACAAACCCCGGACGAAAGACGTGCGCACGAGTTCCTCGATCGGCACATCGAGGCGAACCTGATCTGAGGTCGGCGAAGTCCGATCCACTGCCGCTTGGTAGTTAAGGCCGCAACACAATCGTTCCCCGTCGTGCCCGGACCCGTTCCGGTCATCCACGCACTTGGCCGGTTGCCCGGCCACGACGAGACAGCTTCGCCGAAGGAACCAACAGCGATGCGCTTTTATGCTCCGATCGCCAAGGTCGATGCCGAAGAGCGGATGGTCTGGGGCTATGCCTCGACCGAAGCCGAGGACGACCAGGGCGAGATCATCACCCGCGACGCGCTGGCCGCGGCGCTTGGCGATTATCTGAAATTCGCCAATATCCGCGAGATGCACCAGATGTCGGCGGTCGGCATCGCCGAGGAGGCGGGGGTCGACGACAAGGGCCTCTATGTCGGCGCCCGCATTGTCGATCCGCGCGCCTGGGACAAGGTCACGAGCGGCGTCTACAAGGGGTTCTCGGTCGGCGGCAAGGTCCGCGCGCGGGATGGCCGTGACCGCAACATCATCACCGCGCTGAGCCTGACCGAGATTAGCCTGGTCGATCGCCCGGCCAACCCCGAGGCGGTGTTCGATTGCTGGAAAGCCGAGGGCGGCGAGCGCGTGATGGACGATATCGACTACGCCGATCCGGGCTACCAGGCCGATGGCCAGAAGCGCTATCCGCTCGATGGCGAGCGCCATATCCGCGCCGCCTGGGCCTTTATCCATATGGCGAGCAA